GTTCTACCTCTCATAAATGCAAGGGGTACAATTTCTACTTGTCCACTTTCTAATATTTTATCAATCTTTTCTTTGTTATATAATTGATAAAAATTGGAATAGATTGGTTGCATCCAAGGCTCCATTTTCTCTCTTAAATCTCCCGGCAGGAATCCAATTTCTTCTTTACTTACCGTTGGACGAGTTATGATGATTTTATTTACCGTCTTTTTAAATAACATATCTAATGCTACCTGGCAAGCTAATAGTGTTTTACCACTACCGGCTTTACCACTTAGGATTGTTATGGCGTTATTTAGAATCTTTTCCTTAGCTTCCTTTTGCTCCTCATTTAATTGTAATTGGAATTTAATAGGGCCTTTCGGATAGTCGATTTTTTCTTCTCTAATTTTCTCTGTCAATTCTTTAAATTTTGTTGATTGATTATCCGCCATTTTTTAATTTAGTTTATCCTTCACAGCTTATACAATCCGGGTCCATAGCTTTTGCAGCAATATCACCTCGTAAAACTGATTCGGTTCTCATATAATATAAAGTTTTTACTCCTTGCTTCCAAGCTTCTAAGTGAACTTGGTTAATCCATTTAGGGTCAGCCGTTGCAGGAAATGCCAAATTTAGGGAAACTGCTTGGTCTATGTATTGTTGTCTTACACCCGCTTGTCTAACTAAATCCAATTGGTTAATTTCTTTGAATGTTTTAAATACATCTTTAACCGAACTAGCTCTATGTGCTCTTTCATCTATTGATATTTCTTTACACTCAATTAACTTACCTTCTGAAAAACACCAATCATCTAAAAAGTCCAAATCTTGTACTGAACCACCATCGGCAAGGATTTTATCCCACACCTCTTTTGTGTTCTTACCCATCTTACGAAGTACTCTTTCTAATTCTGGGTTCTTTCTGATAAAAGTTCCTTTTGATGTTTGCTCCGTAAATACATTAGCTGCCCAAGGTTCAATACCACTACTCACATTACCACTTAACTTAGAATTCGATACCGTAGGTGCTACTGCTCTTAGGTGAGTATTACGGAATCCACTTTCTTTACACCACAGTGGTTCACCATATTCATTTGCCAAATCTCTACTTGCTCTTTCAGATTCAATCTTTAATTGAGAGAAAATCTTACGAGTTTCAAATTGAGCTTGCAATCCTTCAAATGGTAATCCTTTTTGTTGTAAGTAAGTGTGCCATCCTAATACACCTAATCCCAATGCTCTACCTCTTTCTGCTGAACGAACTGAATTCTCAAATCCTTTCATATTCTTAGCTCTCTGAATAAACTCTTCCAATACACCATCTAAAAATACCGTAGCCGTATAAACTAAATCAGTATCTTTCCACTCATCATACTTTGCTAAATTTAATGAACTTAGACAACAAACGAATGAATGTTGCTCATCAGTATGTAAAACGATTTCAGAACATATGTTAGTCATATGTACTTTTAAACCATTCTTCTTATACATTTCAGGATTTGCTTTGTTCACATTCCCCTTATACATAATATATGGTTCACCGGTTGCTTTTCTTTTTTGTAATATTTTGCCCCACTTTCTACGGGCTTCTGAATCACCTTCTTCTAACTTTTTCATAAATCTATCACTAATTACAACACATTGATGTAAGTTAAGTGATTGACGATTAACATCGCCTTTGGGTTCTCTAATCTCTAAGAAATCTTCAATATCTTTATGTTCGATTTTAATATTTACTGATGCTGCTCCTCTACGAACTGAACCCTGATTTGTTGCAAGGATAGTTGAATCATAGATTTTACAAAAAGGAACTACCCCATCAGATGTACCATTTCCTGTGATTTTAGTACCTGCAGGTCGAATCATATTGATTCCGATACCCACACCCCCACCATGCTTTGCTAATAGCATCAATTCTAAGTTTTTAGAACCAATTTCAAATATACTATCACCCACATCAATACCGAAGCATGAAATAGGTAATCCTCTATCAGTACCAGTATTAGCTAATACCGGCGTTGCTAAACATAGCCAACCCTTCCACATATAGTCAAAGAATTTTGTTGCCAATTGTGGCTTTTCCAATCTTTTGGCAACTGCCGTAGCAACTCTCCAATATGCATCTTTTGGTTTTTCTCCGGCCTGTAAATATGTTTTAGATATAGTTTTTACATATATCTCATTGTTTCCCCAAAAAGGGAAATCAACATCAATTTCCCATCCATTTTCTTCTCCGTAATTTTTCATAACTTTTATTTAAAATATATCATCCCAATTTTCACCTTCTCCTGCCTTACTATAATCGGTAGGTCTCATAGCGAAGAAATCGGTGTGTGTAACACCACCTGTAAGATGATAGAACCAATCCAATTCAGATGCTTTCTTTTCGTTAAACTCAAAGTAGTCATCTCCTCCTGGTATTGGATTATAACCCAATTCTCCTAACTTTTCATTAACTCGTTTTGTAATAAATTCTTTTAAATCATCTGCTTTAAGATTCTCTAAATCACCCATTTCAAAAATTTTATCAATAAACTTATGTTCCAAATCTCTAATGATTTCAGCTGCTTTGTAAATATCAGCTTTTGCTTCTTCTAACAATTCAGGAAACTCTTCACACATATGTCTGAATAATTGACAACCCATCTTTGAATGTAGGGATTCATCTCTAACACTCCACTTCATTTGTTGTCCAATTCCTTTCAATAAATTTCTCATTTGAAACGAATATAATACAGCGAATGATGAGTATAATGCTACACCTTCTGCAAATGCCGAAAAGATAGCAAGTGAACGAGCAACCTCAACTCTAGCCTGATGATTTGTTTGTAAATCTTTAGGAGTCCAATCTGCGGTTGTGTTTGTTAATAATTCAAATCTTTCTTTCATAACTTCATCATGCATAAAGCCTGCGAAGTCATCTAATCCTAATGTTTCATTTAAGTATGAATATGCAACTGAATGAATTGTTTCTTGCGAACCAAATGCCATTGCCATTTGTCTAATCTCATGCTTTGGAAACCATTTTGTAACCATACCAGTCCAATAGTCTGATACTGCACATTCGGTTTGTGCAAATCCTAAAAGAATATTACCTACTAAGTGTTTTTCTTCTTCTGTTAAATTCTCATTCCAATCCTTCACATCACCCTGCATTGGGATTTCAGTATGTAACCAAAATGCCTGCATTTGTTTTAACCAACCTTCATTGTAGTAGTCTGGAAATTCAAATGGTTTATAGGCGATTCTATCAGTAAATAATTTGCTCATTCTATATAAATTTTTATTAGAGTTGTAGGTATAACTATTCATCAGTAATTAAAATTTTCTCTTTTCTTTAGAAAACTTTATATGACTTTTTGTCACTTATCCCATATTCTCTACATACTTTTTGTGTAATAATTTCTTTTCTAAATTCTCTCCATTTTTAGAATCTTTTGTAGCAATTACACCATCAGCGGAGTTAGCTGCAAATATATCCATTATTCCGTGGAATGTATCAATTTTTGCAGGGAAAGTCATCCCATCAGGTCCAAATCGATTCTTAACGATGTGAATACGGCCTGTGTTTGATAACTTATCTTTTGTCTTTCTACTCACACTCATAATGAAATCGGCAGTTTGTACTTTCTTATAAGAATCACCAACTGAATCAGCTCCAATAATTTCGTGGTCGATAGCTGCTCTATTAGTTTGAGTTGCTGTCCAAATAGGAATTTGTTGTTCACCACTTAAACCTCTCAATTCTTCATAGATTCCACCTAATTCTGCATATAATCCATCTCTATTACTATTTCCACTTTTTAATAAATCAGCGTAATCAATAATGATTAAATTTGGATTAAATCCACTTGCTCTTAATTTTTCAATATGAGCTGAAAGTGTTTTAGCTGATGCAATTTGTGGTGGATAATACTTAATACGAACTCTACCTGGTGTATTCTTAATCTTACGAATGATTTCATCTTTACGTTCTTTATGTTCCGATGTTTGGATGCCGGTGAGAATTGTTGTATATCTCTGTCCTACATAACTTTCAGATAATTCCAAAGTATAATGTAAAACATTCATACCCTGCTGAACTGCCGAACATGCTATTTTAGATAAGAACCAACTTTTACCAATACCCGATGGAGCCATTACAACTCCTAATTCGCCTGGTCCTAATCCTCCATCCGTTAATTCATCAATTACATCCCATCCTGTTGATACTGAAAAACGTTTGACATCTTCCATAATCGATTCAAAATTATCAATGTAATCCATCCCTAAGTCGTTTTCTACACCAACTTTGGATGCTGCCATCATTGTATCTATAATCTTATCGTAGTTACCTGCTTTGAGTAAATCTACCGATTTTAGAAGGGCATCTTTTACTTTTTGATTCTTAGCAAATGTAAGATATTCTTTTTTAACATATGGTAAATCTTCCGAACCTATTTGTAAATAAACATTTTTTAATTGTTCAATTACAGTTTGCTTTAATGCTTTATCATCAACAACACCTACTTTGATTTTAAACACTTCCATTGTAGGAACTGTTCGGTATTCATCGAAGTAGCGTTGTACTTCTTCGATAATCCATTGGTTGGCTTGTGATTCAAAAAAAGCTGGTTTGGTTATTTCAGTTACCTGTTCTAAGAACTTTACATCTGATATAAGAGAAGCAACAACTTTAGATTGATACGATTGGCCATATTTGACTAGTGTATCTATTGCTTCCATTATTTCTTAGTTTTCTTTCTTGCTAATTTTTTCTCTTCGATTGATAATTCCTCTATTTGGTCAGTAACTTGGTCACTAACTTGCACACTCTTTGGTTTTCGAGTTGCTAATTTCCACTCCGATTTTGGGCAGAACGCCCATACTTTACTACTTACTTTGGTATCCGCTTCTAAATCTGCTACTCTACGAATTGTACCAATTTTATTGTCTTTTGTTTCTCTTACTACTTTAATACACTTCATACGGTTTGTCCATGTTTTAATTTAAAAATTATTTTAATACCATTAAGATTTCTGATTCTCTTAATAAGGTATATTTTTCTCCATTGATTTTTACTTCAGTACCCTGATGGTATGGTGGTAAAATCACTTCATCGCCTTCCTTTACACTCATTGGAATCAATGTTCCATTTTGTGTGTAAATGCCAGGTCCTACTTTGATAACCTCTGCTCTTTTAACATCTTCTAATTTAGCGCTGTCTGGAATAATAATTCCACCTGCGGTTCTATCACTTTGTTGTTCTGATTCTTTTAGGAGAACTCTATCTCCAATTGGTTGTGCTACTTTGTCTGCCATAACTTATTTTTTAAAATTTACTAATATGTGAAAATGTTGATTGTAACCAATCGTTTACATTTGGAAACGCATCTAACATACGATTCTTTATCCCTAACTTTAGAAATGAATGTTTATCAAACTTTGGAGTTGATTCATTGAACCTATCCATTATTTTTAAACGAAGATTGCCACTAAAGTCTGGTTCGGATAACTGCATCAATTTACGATTTCTTTTTAAGATTTCCAAATTGTTTTGAAATAATTCGTGTGCTTTTATTTTCTTTGGTAGAGTTTCAATATACTCTAACATAGATTCGATAGTATGCACATTTTCTTCAGTTAGTATTGGAAATGCTTTGATAATTGTTTTTGCACCCAAACCCGTAATACCTTCTACATTATCGGATTTATCGCCATCAATCATTCTGAAATTAATAAAATTGTGAGGATGAAATCCGTATTCTTCTTTTACTTCATCGATTGTGTAAATCTTCTTCTTAGATGGTGAATATGCACTAACATCTTTATTCACTAATTGAAGAAAATCTTTATCCGAACTCATTATTACTACTTTCTCATTTTCTTTCTTTAATGTAGTAGCTATATAAGCCATTACATCATCAGCTTCGATTCCATCATAAATCATAATGGTTACGGGTAGAGCGGATAGAAGTTCTCCTAATCCCGTCATTTGACGTTTCATAGATGCACTTTCTTCTTCAGGATTCATTTCAACTGAAGCGGCACGATTCAATCTCATTTTGATTTTGTTCTTACCTCTTTCGGATTTGTATCCTGCGTATATTTCTTTTCTGCTGTTTGAACCCCCCTTACCATCAAAAACTACGACTACTCGTGTAGGGTTAATTAATCGGATGGCGTAGCCGATACTTTTTAAAGTACCGACTATTCCTCCAATGTGGTCTCCGTTATCATTAAGATTCGGAGCGGTTGACCAAGAACGAATGAAGGTATTAAGACCATCAATAACCAAAGTTTTGGAGTTACGTTGTAAATCTCCAAAACCCTTATGTTCTTCATCTATTTGTTTTAGTATATCTAAATACTTTTTATTAATCTGACTCATTTGCTCCGTCCGTTGTTGATTCAACTTCATCCGTTGCCGAATTTGTTTTGTATTGTAAAATGGTTGCCTCACAAATCCTACGATAGATTTGGTCTTTTAGTTCTTCGTTCTCTAACATCTTAGTGAAGTCTTTAGATTGGAATTTACTAATTTCGCCTGTATCAATATCAATGTATTCATACCAAGCTCCTGCTTGCTTTAAGATTTTAGCATCTTTCATAACTGCTAACCAACCTCCGTAGTTGTCGATACCTCTATCAAAGAAGATATCAAAATCTGCACACCTTAATGGTGGCCCCATTCTATTTTTAATAACTTGCGTACGAACTTTGATACCAACGATTCTATCACCAACTTTTAATTGCCCCATACTCTTCAATCTCAATCTAACTGAACTATGAAATGCCAATGCTTTACCACCCGATGTTGTCCAAGGGTCACCAAACATTGCGTTCATTTTCTGTCTTAACTGATTTGTGAATACTAAAGCGATTGATTGTCTACCAATCATATTGGTAATCTTTCTCATTGCTTTGGAAATGATAATAGCTTTATCAGTTGCGTAACCATCTTTATCATAATCAGCTTCCATCTCTTTCTTAGAAGATGCTGCTGCTACTGAATCGACTACGATTGTAACTAATCTATCTTTATCACCCGTTCTTACTTTCTCAATAATTGTTTCACATGCTTCGAAAATACCTTCAACAGTATCAACTGAAACGTAAAGTAGTTTTGAGATATCTACTCCGATTGCTTCTAAAAATTCTCTACTTACTGCGGTTTCCGTATCTATTAGTACTGCAACACCACCCTTCTTTTGGGTTTCTGCTAAGAGATGGGCGGAGAGCAGAGATTTTCCACTCTGCTCTAAACCCGTAATCTCACTAATACGACCAACCGGCAAACCGCCATAAGGACGATTTGAAATTGCCACATCTAACATTGCGTTACCCGTAGATAACCAATCTTTAACGTTAGTAGGTGCATCCGTACTATCGTCATCTAAGAAATAGGCAATCTTACCATCCTTATTTTGTTTGTTGAGAGTGTCAGCGAGTATGCTCGCTAAGTCTTCTTCTCTTTTGGCCATTGTAACTTTTTTAATTAGTTGTTGAATAAATCATCGAATGCCGATGCTACATCATCTTTTGGTGCTGCTGCTTTTGGTGCGGCAGGTGCTTCAGTTTCCCAAGGCAAATCTCCACTAATATCAGATGTTCCACCTAAATCTACCGATGGTTGTGGTTTTACTTTAGGAGCTTGTTTAGGAGCTTCTAATTCTTCAACTACACTATCACTATCAGTAGATGCTACTGCTGATGGGTTTAACCAAGTTTCTAATACACCTTTTAATTCTGAATAAGATAATTCTGAATATACTTCGGTAATATCTTTTTGATTTTCCAAAATAGTTTGAATTGCTTCCGGCGAATCAGCTACCTTTGTTTGAGCTGGCTTAACACGGATTGTAGTCGTTGGATATGATGTACCTGATTCTTCAGCTGCAACAATTTCCAATACGATATCTCTACCATTCAATGGGTTTGTGATATCTCCGTAATCCGGGTCAGCGATGTAACCTAAGATATCCTGGTAAACGGTCTTACCAAATCCCCAAAATTTAACACCTTCGTTTTCTTTACCTCTTACAATAACAGGTGCGAACGTTCTCAACTTTGGCTCCATTTTCTTACCTGCTTTCCAATCATCGGTATCGCCTGTACGTTTAAGTTTTTCTGCAAACTCAACAATAGGGTCAGGTCTACCAAACGAAATTGGAGATAGATAAGTTTTGTTATTAATGTTGTAGTGAAAGTAAAGTTCAATAAACGGGATGTCTTTGTTGAACTTGTAGGGAACTAATCTAATTTGATGTTTTCCCGGTGTTGGCTTCCAAAGTGAATCTGATTTTTTGGAAGTGTTTTGTAACGAATTAAATCGTTTCAAGGCTAATGAAATGTCCATTTTTCTTTTGTTTTAAAGTTAATAATTG